GGAATAGTTCCAACTACTCTTTTATCAAACTCAAGAGATGATTTTAAATGGTCAGTTGCTTGACCTAATGTAAATGTTTTTAATTCTTCGTTGAGAGGATTCTTTTCTAATCCTGCTGGAATATGATAATAACCTTGATCGGGTTTGATTGCTGCAACTACTTTTACTGACAGTACATCGTTTTTAGAAAACGTTCTATCAAATGTAAATTGATTTGTATTTCTAGTGTAACTGTTAGTAATGTATTCGCCATTTAGATAAAAGTTAATAACAGCGTCACTTGGTAGTTCTTCCCAGTCTACTGTATTGAATACTGCAATTGATTCTGTTCCGTCAAAAGTATACTGATCAATAATAGGTTGTATATAAGTTTTATCTGTTGATATCCAGCCGTTAGCATATCCGCCATTAATTTTATAGTAACCTGTATTAGTATTTTTAGTATATTGTTGTTGAAGAAGTGTGTAAACAAATTTTTCTGTTTCAAAATTCCAATCAAAAACAATGTCTCCTACGTTATCAATGTTAGCATAACTTAATGCAAAACCTAATTCTGTATCTGCAACACCTGTGCCAACTTTATAACTTAAAAGATTACTACCTACAAAACTTGATACAGGATATGTATTCGGATCTGAAAATGCAATTCCTGAAGAATCATACAATTCAAACTTAGGTGCCTGATTAGCACTTGTCTTTTCTTGACTTAGTTTCCAAGTTGTGCCATCATAGTGATACATTTTACCTGAGTTAACACTACCACGTCTTACCAATACACCTTCGTTAAACGCTGATAATGAGTCAGCCGTTTCTTTTAAATTGATCTGTGTAGTATTGTTATGCTTAACAAACTTAACTTCATAAATTCTATTGTTTGCTAAACTATCAGTGTCAGCAATAATTAATACTCTTGCTCCTTCAAACAAGAACTCACCATCAACATTATATCCTTGTGAGCCTTCAATTTTAGAAAACACATCATCAGTAAAAGTATCTACATAGTCAACAGTTTGTTTTGCAATACCACCATGATTATATAATTGTATATCAGGTTGGAATTCAATAATAGGTCTTTTAGCTCTTGCTGACTCTAATGAATCAAAGTCCTGATTTCTATATTTAAATGCAGATTCTAAAACACTTCTATGAAACCAGCGATTGTATCTTGACCATGGATTTGAATCTTTACTGTTTCTAGCAATTGTGATGTAGTCTTTATTACCAGGATACTGTGTTGCATCATCAAACGGCTGTGTATCAAATCCTTGATTGTCAAATAATATATCAGGAGAGTCTGTATCCAATGGTGGTGGAACTAAATCAGCAAAATTAATTAATCTAATTTCAGAACCAACGCCTTCAACCAACCATTGTCCTTCTGCATACTTAGATGGTTGTACCTGTCCTCTAAATGCTACAACCAGTCCGTTTGTAAATTCAAGACCGTCTGCTGTTGTATATGATTTTTTACCTTCAATTTCTTTTTCAACATCAATGAAAGTATTTGTATCAATGTCTGAAATAATAAATCTACCTAGTCTGTTAGGCTCAACATCACTTTGGTAGTATAAAATATCTGGTGCATCTTGTGGAATCTTAAATGTAAGCGTTCCTACTTTTACTCCATTGTTTTCTACGCCTTCATCGTACAGTAAAGATGTAAAACCTGCATCGTTAGAAACCAGTTGCCAGTCTTGCGAGTCAACATCGATAGTGCTTCCGTCTAAAGGAATAGTTTCATTTACACATTTCCAAAGTTGTTTATTGAATACTGCTAGTTCACCTGGAAAATATGTTTTAGCAGGATTATATTCTAATGAACCTGTGTCATAATTGTTCCTAATATAAAAACCTTCTTCAGGAGAATTAACTTCAAACTTATATTCTTGTCCTCTGTATAAAGTAATATCAGGATTATTAGTTACACTGTCTGGCGTAACTATCCAACTGTTTATACCAGTTCCTACTTTATATGTGCTTTGAATATTTGCTGCTTGGCCGTAAACATCTACAGATGGAGGGCCACTTGGGATCCAATAGTATTCTCTATAATTAACAAACTTGTCCCATACAATAGGAGGGTTCCAACTGTAATGTTCTTGCTCTGTAGTTTTATCATCTCTTTCATTAGCATTGCCAAAAAATTCAACCATGCTTTTGAGATCAATGTAATCTTTAAACTTTAAAATCTTTTGATCTTCTTCAACAGTAACACCTGGTTCAAGTTGATAACGACTTCTTAGTGTTTGATCTGTATCAAGATAAACATCGCTTCCTTTAAAAGTTTTTCCGTAACGCTTACCAATATACCCTGAAATTTTATCAACAACACCTGGTTGTACTAATGGATCAAGTACTCCTGATAAGAATTTATCATTGGCAGGGGTTTGAAAGACTTTAGGTAATAAGTCTTTGGTTTTTCTAATGGGCAGTTCGCTTTTAGGAAACTTTTTGTTGTCAGCCATTATGTGTCACTCACTATTGAATTACCTGCTGCATTAATTTCAGCAGCCGTGATAGAAGATACAATCTCTATGTCATCAACAGTGGCACCACTAACAAAAATTTCGTCTGGTTTGCTTTGTATTTCAAACAGGCTACCAAATGCCTGTGATGTCTGTCTTGGCAATATAACAAGATTTGATATATCAGGTGAAACTACATTTAATATGTAAGTTGTAAGTTCACTTAGATAAAATCTATCTCCAAAGTCCCAGTTATTAACATCAAAAAATTGATTCATTGCATTTACAATTCTTACTTTTAAATCATTATTGTTAATGTTTCTTGTAGGATTTTTAACAACTTTAAACTGAGCCTGTAATTTAGTATCAGCAGTACTACCAAACAGAACTTTGTACTTCACAGGATGATAAACAACTTCATCACTAATTGACTTAATAGCATTTAGGCCTGTGCCAAACGTTACTCTTAGTTCATCGTTTGTTGGTGCAGTTGGTTCTGTACGAGCACCTGCTAGATAATTTCTGAATTCTGTATCATACGATCTAGTTAGAATATAAAGATCAATAATGTTTGTTACACTAGGATCAATTCTTCTATCTTCACTAGCTGAATGTGTGTATTGGAATTTAATATTATTTCTACCAATATTTGCTCTGTATGTACTTTCTAGTACAAGTGTATTTGTTGTTCTGTCAACCCTTTTTACTCTGTTTTCTGCACTATCATAAAAATAAATTAACTGACCATCATTATAATTGTTTACATTAACCAAAGACTCTTTTTCAATAATCAATATAGGAGTTACTGCTGTATCAACTAAATTGTAAATGGTTGTACCGTATTCGTCTTTTTCTGCTTTGAAGAAAAGGAATTTTAAATCAAGGTCTTCACCGACAACATTAACAAATGACTCTGGGTTGTCAATAACACCATCTGTATCAGAGTCTCTAAAGCCTAATCTAATCTCTTTTGTGCTTTCATAACCGTCATCAAACTTAATTACGTCTGCAACTTCAAATGGATAGTCTTGTACTAAAGATCCTGTACCAACATTTTTACTATTAATACCTAAAACATTTACAACATCTTTTTCAACTTTACCAGTTAAACTGTTGTATGCTTTTTCGCTTTTGTCAAAATAAAATCTGTTTTGTTTTAAACTACCAAACACATAGTTAAGTGTACGTGTTCTTACAACGTATTGATCATTATCCTTTACAAATGCCATAATCCAAGAACTATCTAAATTATTATTAGTTACATCACCGGATTTACCTAAACTAAATGGCGAAGTTAAATCTAAGTTTTGATTTTGAATTATTTTCCAACTAGATTCTTTATCATCATATCTTAAACCAAAGTTTAAATTTGCAAACGCTTGATCAACCATTGACGATTCAAGTGCATCTGATAAGTCAGTTACAAATTTAGGAACAATTCTTGATGTAACTGCGCCTGATGGAACATTATCATTAAACACAATCGGCCCAATGCCTTTTGCATTAGCACCAGTGCCTGCGTTTGTACCATCTCCTGCAACACTAATAACTTTTGTCCATATAAAATCTCTTTGTGAACTATCATTTTCGTCTAGTGTTACTAACTGTCCTTCTTTAAATGCTTGTCCTGTAGGAGCAATAAATTTTACATTTGCTCCTGCTGTAATATATTTTAAGTTGTTAGTAGAATACGTTCCTACTTTAAGCAATGACAAATCAACTTTGTTTGTAAAGTAACCTGTACCTTCATTTACATTATTTGTAGATGCATTCCAAACAATATTATCACTTGTAAATAAAATTTTATCATATTTTGTAAAGTAAAAATTATAAACATCTGTTCCTGTAAAAACACCTTCTACTTTTTGTTTAATAAAATTAATAATATCTGATCTGTTTGTAAATTTAAATGCAAGTGTTTTTTCATCTTCTTCTTTAAACATGTATCCGTCTGTGCCAAATACATTGATTGAACTATATCTACCACTTGCATCAATAAGATCAAAGTTACGTGATAAACCACTTGATGTTCTGTTTGATGCTTTTACTTTTAAAATGTTTTGTGATGTTGTTAGTGGTGCAAGGTTATAATCCTCACCTGTAATCATTCTATTCTGTGTATAATAATTTGCAGGAGCATTCTTTTTAATAGATGCAACAGATTCAGTTGGTGTTGCTGTTGAAACTGTTTGTTGTAAACCCATACCAATTGTTAATTGATGGGCAATGCCTGCTTGGTTAACATAGTCAACAGTGATGTTAACGTTTTTCATTTCATTAGGTGAAATAGTATAACTTAAACCATTACTTACTCTGTAGTAAGTTCTAAAAGAACCTTTAGGTAAGTTACCATAGACACCGTCAGCAAATACTAAATCAATCATATCATTTGCTTTTGTATCTACAGCATAGATGTTTCTAATATCTCCTGTCAAACTATTGTAAGCAATATTGTTTCCTACAAGGCTTGACACCTTGGTCCACTCTTGTGCTTGAGATCCGTTTGCAAGAAGCTCAAACAACCAGACGTCGTCTTGGTTAATTCCTTTTGCATCAACTGCCACCTTCTCATTTGTTGAAGGTGCATCAATTGTAAAGTCTGCTAACTCCAAAGAACCTTGTTTGAAGTGCATAAAAAATCCTGTATTAGGACTTGCTGGTCCTTTGTTATCTTGTCTGTAAAGAAATCCTAATTGGTTTCCTGGTGTTGGTGCTTCTTCATAAATTTCTTCTGCACCTTTGAATGTTGTGCTTAATATTTCAAACACCATATTTCTACCTGCAACTGATTTTGAGAAAGTAAACATTGGCACATCAGTTCCGATAGTTCTAAATCTATATTGTTCTGTAGGAATGCTTTGTATAATATCTGTACCCTGGCTTCTGCCAAACTTTGTGTTGTCTGACATTGCAGCATCGAGGATTAAAATAAATTGTTCTGCCCAGTTTGTGTTAGTAGGATCATTCCATTTAACTGTTTGGCTCGCTAAGTTACGACCATTACTATCAACTAACTGTTCTGTAGTTGAAACTGATGTAAATTTAAGTAAACCTTTTGATGGCTTATTACGCTTTGCATTATAACTAAGCATTTTAGCAATACGCAATACACTTTCTTTACGTTCAGCAAGTTCAATAAAGTTTTCTCTACTTGCTAAGTCAATACGGAAGGATAAACTTTGTCCTAAAAACGCAATAGCATCAATAAGTGCTAGATACTCTGAGCTTTCAATATAGTCATTAAAATCTTCTGGATAGTTTTCTCTTAGATAAGTGATGATCACACGTCTTAGATTTTCAAAATCGTAAGATTTGAAATCAGCATTAGCAAAAGTCTGGTAGATTCTTGTCCAGTCTTCGTTAAGTAATAAGTTGTTTTGTCTTGACGTTGTGCTCATTATTAGTTCCTATGCTGTATTTACCAATGTTTATAATATGCTCAGTTTATAACGGAGTTTTCTCTGTCGAAATTAAACTTCATTCTCTCGCTAACATTGAACGGAATATACGTTACATCGGCTTCAATTCTAATTCCTTGCTCAGTACTATCTACACCTACAGCGTTAACCTGTATTCTTGGGTCGTAATTAATAACATCTTGTACGTCTTTAGCAATCATTTCCTTAACTTCAGGTGTAAATTGCTCAAAGATCATATCCCAAATAATAGTTCCAAAGTCTGGATTTTCTAATTTTTCACCTTTTCTAATATAAAAGTGATTGATAATATCTTGTTTTACTAAATCTATGTCGTATAGTTTAAAGTTTTCTTTAGAATTCTGTGAACTGAATCCTTTGTAAGCATACGTTGTTGCTCCTACCTGTCCTGCAGAGGCTTGATTTACTGATACAGTTTTCTGATTGTATAACTTAGCCATTTTGCTTCTCCTCTCTATCTGTTGCTACTGCTGTAACAAACTGAGGTGCTTGGTTTTCATGCAGTAACCACGGTTCATGCATAGGAATACGCCTCATGATAGATGCTATTGTTCCGTCTTGCCATTTAGTGGTTGCCCAGTCCTTCAATGGATTCACTAATGGGTTATCGTATTTAATTAAATCTGTAATGGTAATTGCTGAGTCTGCAGGTGATGCAGACGATGCTGCTGGACCATTAAAGTGTATGTTAGGACTTGCTGACATAATGATGTCTCCGCCCGATGCAACTTCTGTGTTAAGTCCTGATGTTAGATAATTGTATCCGGCTGTAAGTATATCATAGTTGGCTTGTGAGTCTGATCTGTTACCAATTGTTTGTATATCTGTGTCGCCGCCGATAGTATGCCTATGGTTGCCAGCAACTGTGATATCCAAGTCTCCGGATATATCTTCATCTTCCATATTTTTGTAAATTCTAGTTTCAATTTTTCCGTTAGCACCAATCAATATGTTGGTGTTGAAAGCACTTTCTATTTGTACTCTACCGTTTTCTTGTTTGATAGAATCTTCAATCTTCGGATCGTTATGTAAACTTTCAGGTGACTGATATTCAGCTGTTGCTTTTACGTTTACATTACGTCCTGCTTCCATGTTGATATCTCTATCTGCTTTAATATTAACATCGTTCATAGAATGAAGACTTATGCTGTCGTTTGCAAATATATCTATTTTACCATTAGAACTTAATTCAAGCCAAGCAGTTCCTTTTGAGTTGCCAATGTAAATTAAATCTTCTGAGTTATGCAAAAGCAGTTGGTGGCCAGTACGTGTTCTAAGTCTTGTGTATTCGTTATAAGGCAAGTCAAGCAATCCTACATTAGGATTTGCATCTGTTGCTTCAACATATTTTACAGGACCATCTTGCGGAGATGTTGCTCTAATATAGCGATCATCGCCATCGTCCATAACAAACTGTGTGCCACCTAATCTAGTAACAGGAACTTCGACGGTAGGATTTTCCTTTGTACCTCGTCTCATACGTTTTCCGTTTGGACCGTAATCTAAAGGACCTGGTGTGCTTATTCCAAAAACTGAATTAGGATTATTACGCCTACTAGATGTAGTAGTAACCCCTCTTGCATCATCTTCTAATAAACCCTGCAAGAAAAATCTATCTGTAATAGGATGTATAGGCTTTTGAATTTTTTCAGCATCAATTTCTTGCTCTTCTCCGTTGATCTTTTTGTTAATTTCCCCTACTGGTAAAGGTTGTTTTGTATTAAATTTTTTCTTGTCATCTTCTGAAATAGCAACCAGTGATGATCTTTCTTCTTCGGTTGGGCTAGTGTCTGCTGCACCGATAGCAGGTACCATGTGGTTTGCAAATCTTGGTGGGACACAAGCAAACCAATATCCTTTTGATGGATCACCTTCAATAAACAGTACCATAACTGTTACACCAACATCAGGTGGAACTGCCCACATACCGTATGACTGTTGTGTGTCGGTAAATTCATTTTTGTTCATGCCCATTGCTTCAAATGGTGTATGTCCAAAGAATGGTGATGCATAGTTTACAACATAAGTTTGGCCATCAGTGTTTCCTGCATTACCTTGATCTCTTAAAAGAGATATTTTTAATCTACCGTTAAATGTAGGATCAAGCACATCAATAACCGTGGCTAGGTATGCTCCTGATCCTAAGGCTCCTGCTTGTGTATTATATCTGGTTCTGCGTTCTATTGGCATTAAGTTGTCCTTGTTACGCCGTCAAGTAATTTAGGATCATAAATTCTAATTGTGTTACCGTCTTTATCCTTACTTTCTGTAAATGGCTGTTTTCTATCAATGTTAAAGTTAACCAACGTGCCGTTGGCTTGTCTTCTTTTTTCAATCAGTTTTGGTTTAGGCGGTGAAGATTTAAAGTTGCTATCACTTGCTGGTAATTTAGCAGCCCATTTTTCAATACCTTCTACACTCATACCAAACTTAGCAAGAACATTATTAGCAAATTGCTCTCCTGCTTTTTCAACATCTTCTATTGTTACTGCTCTTTCAAGATTTTTAACTGCTTTCTTTTCTTGGCCAACTTCAGTTGGTAGTGCGCCTACAGGACCAAATGTTACTGCTGGCTTGTCAGTTGCACCTGCGGGTAATTTTCCTCCATAGTCCATTGGCTGTCCTGGCATTCTAACACATTTAAGTTGTTGTACAAATGTTCCGCCTTTGAATGTGCTTTGACATCTTAAAACTTTGTATACTCCACTAAATGGACTAGGTCTATCATTTGCAAAATCATAAAGTCCTGTGCTTACGTTTGTATCCTGAGGAGTTCTAAAACTGATAAAGATGTAAACATCTCCTCCTTGATAATTAGCTTCTCCGTTACCTGTTGTTTGAGAACGTGGCGCTGCTGAATCTATAAAGTTAGACTGGCCGCTTTCAACAATCCAATACGTATCTCCAATTATATCAAGGTCAATAGTAATCAAGTCACCTGATCCGTTTTCAACAAATGCTTTTTGGAATCGTTCAGCAACTAATTTTTCAACATCTTTAAATCCGCTACCACCTTTGGTGTTTTCATATAGTAAAGACACATCACGTTTTTGTTTTTTCTTACCCATGTTAGGTGCTTGTTCTTCATCATTGGTTGCTGACGGTACACCTGTATCAGGTGGCCCTTGACCAGCTATTCTAGTGTTTTGATTTGACTCGTCACCAGCGGTCTTAGGATCAGTAGGCGAAGATCCTGCAAAGAATAAGTTGTTAATTTTAATATCAAATTTAAGAACATCAACATTTTGCCCTGAGTATATGTAATCATATCTTTTAGCAATTGTTTTTTGCAAGTTTGCTGTGTCTACTGCTGTTCCCGGTGCTTTAAAAATACTTGAATGAACAAAATATGGAACTACCCTGTAGGTATACTGTTTAGCAAAGTCGCCAATTTGTGGGTCATAATCTAAAAATGCTACTTGCACATCAATCTTAAACCACTTAATGTAACCTTCTGGTGTTAGGTTATTATTATTTTCATCACCTGATATTGCATCTTTAGCATATTTTGAACTTAGGATTACCTGTGTTATAACATCAGTTAGAGGTTGTTTCTGTGTAAACAAAAATTCACGTTCTTTGATGTTGATACTCATCTTGTAACGATCAACACGCCCTGTTTCTTCGTTGTACTTAGAATCTCCTGCTCTATACATTGAAGAATTTTCCCAGTTAAAGTTACCGCCTGCTGTTGCATCAAAACCAAATGGCGATTTTCCTATAAAGTTAGATTCAAAAGATGTCTGTGTAACTTGTCCACCGGTTGCATTTTTACCAAATGCTTTATTTCCATCAGGTGGCGGATTGTCTGCGTCAGCAGTTGCTCCACTTTCATTAAATTCTTCTTCTGCTGTTTGCCTTGCACCTGATGTAAAGTCCGATGACTTCTCAGGAAAATCAATAATATATTTGTCAGGTATAGAATATTCACCTGCTTTTATCAAAGCCTGTTCATTGTCATTTAAAACTTTCTCTAAACTCTTAGGTCCTGTTTTTAACATTTCTTCAACTGTACCTTTTTCCGGAGCAGTTATTGAAATGTCATTGAATAGCATGTTAACTGTGTCTAAGTAAGCAGAATGATTGTATGGAAATGCTGATACTTGATATGTACTTCCTGATTCGTTGGTATTGAATGTAACCTTTTTAAGTTTCATTACAAAATACTTTGGATTTAAACCTTCAGCATTAATAGTTTTTTCTTCTGTGCCGTCTGCACTAAAGCCTACAAAATCTAAACGCAGCACAAATGGAGCATCTAAGTAATTAGGATATCCTGCTTTAAGAGCTGAAACTTGCAACGACTCTAAAAGTTGTCCCATGCTGTATGGTTCAAAAATTTCAAAGTCAAAATTAATTGCGTTTGTGTTACCTGTACCTTCTGTTGCTGACATAACAGTTGTCATTCTAAAGTTATCAACAAAGTATTCAGGCCTTTTGCCACCGTCAATTCGTGTTCTATATTGGTCGCCTCGACCACCTGCGGAAAAAATAATTCCTGACTTAACTGTTATACCACCGCCACTAAAGTCTTGGCCAGCAAATCCTAAATCGCCTGTTCTATAAGAACTTGGATCGTTGAATTGCATTGGTGTTAGAACCGCCATTGTCCATAACTGGTTAACCGTTGAGAATTTTTCTAAAGGATTATCAATAAGTCCTGGTGTTTCTAATGAACGCTTAGAACTTGGTATACCGTTATTCTTTGGTGCATCTCCGTCTGCAAAATCATCTGCATTTGCAACTGCGGCATCAATTGTTTTTGTTTCGTCGTCTACTACTTGTGCTATTGCATTTGTTGCAAGTTCTTTGATAGCACTTGTAGATAATATTTCGTTGCCTGAATCAAGATCGAAAACTTGTATTTTAGGTATTGCACTTCCTTGGCTAATGTTTGATGCTGCAAAAGCATTGCCTTGTGTAAGTGCTGCTGACCCGTCAGGCTTTTTTACGTCTGCTGGAACAACATAACTCTTTCCGTTTATGTTTCTAATTTTTTCGCCAGTCCTTAACGTTCCTTTGAATGGCTTTAGTCCTGTGTCCTTTATGGGTGGAGGTCTATTAAACAGCGACATGTTATATTCCTAAAAACTGTTTTAGATTTGATAGTTTAGGAATATAAATTTGTTTGCCTGCTTCAAAGTCATAGATAGGGTCTTTGATTACTGACATATTCCTTTGCACAAATACCCACCAAAGTTTAGGATCTTCGTATAAATCAAATGCTAACAAGTCAGGTCTATTATTATAGTGTGGTTCAATGGTGTACAAAATATCATCTGCTGATGCAGGAACCGCTCTAATTTTTAACAGTTCTAAATACATGCTATTTTGATTTGTATTTCTATAGGGAGAATTGTTTTTGTATGTTGCCATTATAAAAATCCTCCCATAGTTCCCATTTGTCCTTTAGCATATTGCTCCAATGAAAACTTGCGTAGACTTTCTCTGTTGTATATCGGTTGTGCTGAAATACTAATATTACTTTTTCTTGGTACCCAAGTTGGTTTAGGTCCTGTTGATGCTTCTGTACATCTAATATAGTCAACATCTGTAGGTAGTGTAACAGAAAAGTTTTTAATTACAACTGGTACACCGTCAAATACGTTTGCACCGTAACCATGTAGTCTACATATGATAGGTGGATTACCTGCTAAGTTGCCTGTTCCAAAAAACATTTTTGTTGATGCTTTAAAGAATGTTGTTGCTGCAATCCAGTACGCAGCATCTTTGCTTGACTCTGCTGTAAAGTCTCCTGCAATTGATATCTCGTCCACTTGTGAGTTCTTGTAAGCCTGGAAAGGATAATTATTATGTACAGGATCTATTTGTGTATAGTTTGCGGTTGTTGAAAATGTTATTTCTGGTAAGTATGGAAAAATTACTCCGCCAGTTTGTTTAAGTTGTGCAAATAAAGGATTTGCACCAAAGTGATCAAAGTTAGCATTAATTCTTACACGCCAATCATTTGGATTCTGGGGCTCTAGTTTAACCCCGGCGCCTTCGCTAAATTCGAAGAGTTCGCCACCAGCAGGGAGATTTACACCTCTTTTGAGACTTAATAAATTATTTAAAACACCGGCTGCTTTACCAACGTTTGCAGAAAAATCTTGGAAGCCAGAAGCCAAGTTACCACCAATACCTAATTTAGATATGGTGGACGATATCTCTGCTGTGGTTGCCGCAACTGAATTAAGTCCGTTGGATACAGAACCAAATGCTGTTCCAACATTATCAGCAATGTTACTAATGGAGTTTCCACCAACAGCTGAAGTTACCGCTCCTACAGCATCACCTATTTTACCTATGCCGCCATCGATAGCAGCACCTGCTTCACCTAAAGCACCTTGCAATGAGCCTGATGCTTGGTTAAGTGCAGAACCTACATCACCGCCTAGTTCGCTAGTTAATTTGTCCAAATCACTTTTTGCCTGGTTTGATACCTGGGCTAATTTGGCTTGGTTCTTTTGCTGCTGGTCAACGGCGACCGCAACGCCAGCTACAAGTACGGCTAAAGGTGCTATTTTCGGTAAACTCATTTTGGTAAAATTTCCTCTTAATAATACTATTTATTTCTGTAATTATGTGCTATTATATTACTTATATAACCGGAGAATTTACGTATGACAATTGGGCAACCAAAAAAGATAAAATATCTAACAAATAAGGATTTATTAGCGGAAATACACCGCAGTAAGTCTACTTTCTGTTCTTTTACTGACGATAGTTATGCACAGTACGACATTATTTTGCCATCATTAGAAAAAATTAACATTAGAACCGTAGCAGAAGCAAAAAGAAACAGAGCATCAAGAATTGCTAAACAGAATCACGAAGCCGCTGTTGAAGCCGCAGGTAAGAAAATGCCTGCTAAGGGCTTTGAAATAGACTATCGTAAAATGCAAAAAGAAGATTTAATCTTTAGGATTATGACATTTGATCATGTACCTTTAGAACCAGGACGCAAGAAAACAGTTAAGACTGTTGCAGACAAGCACGAGAAAGTAAATTTTCCGCCTTTTCAACATTGGAAGTTTGATGATAAAGGAAACTTAATATGTGTAGGTAAGAGTCATTGGGTAGGAGGTATGGAGAACGGTTACTTCGATAAAAAATGTGGACAGATGACAGATGACCTTGCAAGAATGTTTATGAAGTTATGCGATAGGTATGCAACACGTGGTAATGTACGTGGTTACACTTACAATGACGAAATGAAAGGCCAAGCAATATTGCAACTGGCACAAATAGGACTACAATTTGATGAATCTAAAAGTAATAATCCTTTTGCTTACTATACCGCTGCTGTTACTAATAGTTTTGTACGTATCATTAATATCGAAAAACGTAACCAAAATATTAGAGATGATATTTTAGAGATGAACGGTATGA